TGGTACTAGTACATCTAGGCCACGCTGGGGGGTAGATGTATAGATTAGATTAATAACGTCGGTAGGTTTAACAATCTCTTCATGCGTGAAGGTATTAATTGGTGTCTCAATTACCATCGAGTTATCGTCGTACGGTACACCAAGCAAGTCACGGAAACGATTATATTGCCAGTTACCACAGAATACTAGTTTATGAAAACGATTTCTGCTATTAAGATCCTTTAGGTGGTTACATTCTGGATCTTCAGGTAAGTCATGTAACCAATAGATGCGAATTTTTGACTCATCTATCTCTCTTACTCTAGAGCAAATAACTTGAAAGTTATCAATTAAGTCAGGAGACAGTCTACTGGCGAGTTCACGTTTTACTGACTCAGTTCCACCTTTACTGTTCTTACTAATTTCATTTTCTTCAAAAGACATTTATTTCTCCACTGATTGTTGATAATGATCCCATGCTGTTTTAATTGAGTGCTTTAGATCGGTTTGATATTTAAATTCTGCATCTTTGGCAAATGCACTACCATCTGCTACTAGGAATATAGGGTCACCTTTACGTTGTGGGCACTCTACAGCATTTATTTTTTTGCCCGTTACTTCTTCAAACATATGGATTAGTTGTTTAACAGAAGTACCCTCAGATGTACCTAAGTTATACACTTTATATACATCAGACTTATTGTAATCGGTTGCTCGAATAAATGCTTCACAGATATCCAATACATCAATAAAATCTCTTACACATGAACCATCTATGGTATTAAGATTTGTTCCGTACATTTCAAATTCTGAATTATTAAAAGCAGCTTTACATAGTTTTTGTAATACGTGACCGGAGTCAAGATGATCTCCTACCTCACCGCAAGCACCTACAACATTAAAAAATCTGAATACTGTAGTATCGATGTGTGACAGTCTTGATATATCTTCTATAATAGCCTCAGCCATTAGTTTACTTCTACCGTAAGGGTGACCTGGGCCTAGTAAGTGATTTTCTCTGTATAGATCATTGCTCTGATAATATACTCCAGCTGATGAAGCAAATACCAGTTTACCTCTCCACTCAATTTCATTTAAGTTATTGATTAGATCAATTGTTTGACTAACATTGTTATGATAATAATGAGAAGGTCTTAGAAAACTGTCTGGAACGCTTGCTACTGCTCCTAGATGAAATACAAAATCAATATCATGAGTTTTAAAATTTTCTAAAATCTTTCTATCACCAGCACCATTAGTATACATGGCATCTACGTAAATATTATTAACATCCTTAACAACATCTACTCCAATAATAAAACTATCATTAAAAGAGCTCTTAATATACTTACAAAGAATTTTTCCAATATAACCATTGCAACCGGTAATTAGTACATTAAAGGGTTTATTTTTTTTAATCATTATTTCCTCTCGCAGAAGCTCCTGCTACTCTCTGTCTTAATTCAGTGGTACTGAATCCGTGATCTCTATTATTATATCGTATTTCTATTTTGCGATCCACACAAACATTTTTACCGGTAAAGTTTCTACCAATATAATCGCTTCCAACAAAGCGAGTATCAATCTTTCTTGATGAAAGAATTTGTAGAATTTCTTGTTCGTAAACGTAAGGGATTATTTCATCAATATACTTGACGGACGCAAGTTGCACGTACCGTTCGTATAAAGATTGTATGGGCTTATTTTTTTCTTCTCGCTCCATACTAGGATCGACCTGTAGACCTACTATCAAAAAATCACAGTATTGTTTGCAATCGGCAAACATAAGAACATGACCTGCATGACATAGATCAAAGGCACCAAAAGTAATTCCAATATTCATAGTTCAAATTTAACAGATGTTATGCTATCTAGGCGGAATGATCTCCAACCATTATTATCTAGGTCCCAAACTGCTAATGTTTCCATCGTTACATTTCTTTTATCTTCACTTTTACTGACGACTTTCTTCTCAGCTGGAATAAGTTCTTCCTTAAGTGTGCAATTCATTTTACGAGTTGTACCGTCCTTCTTAGTAAAGACTACTTCTATAGGTCCCATAACTAAATGTGACTTGAGCCAATTTCGACCTAACTCACTGTTGAAGGCGTGTTCTGGTGCTGCAACGCTGAATTCGTTTTCCATTCTTTCCTCACAAAAAAAGAGGGGCGCGCTGGCCCCTCGTTCTCACAAAACTACGATGTGATTAAACCAAGCCGGCTGCAAGAGCACGATAACCTGCAGCAATTACTTTACGGCTAGGTGTTCCAAGACGGAACTTATTAGTCTCACGACCCTTGGTATCTACATGCTTGTTGCAGTAGATTGGAAGACCGTCTTCCAGACGAAGGTTAGAGATAACCTTAGTTGGTGATGCAATACCGTACTGGGCACGGATTTGCTTGCTGGTGAGCTCAGCACCGTTAAAAAACGCTTTACGAAGTTTCTCTTTTTGGCTCATTATGTTTCCTTTTCAGTTATAAAAAAATGCCATAAGCAAGTTACGACCAACATATTGTAATATATTCATTGGCCAGAATCCACTCTAACCTGAACTGACATGTACTAACTCTTTTTTGTTATAACGTAAGAATCTTTTGCAAGTTTTAAAACGCGATCATTCTTAGCAACAACAAAATATTGTTTACCATCGATAGTATCTTCATTAATAATATCACATACAAAATGTTCTGTACTCAGAATATTTTTTAATGTAACATTATGCATGCGTTTAAATTGCACTTGCTTTTTCATTTTACTTTAAATTATAAGTTAGTCCAGCTTTAATGACATAGTAACTGTCAATTATGTCCGATACTGGGTTAGATATGGACTTGGATAATTGTAAATGCTTTCTAATATCAAATCCACTCTCAGCTATGAATGAAGCTTCTAAGACGTCTTTTTTAGAGTTTCCCTTACCTGTCGCTACCTTCTTAACCACAGTAGGAGGTATAGTAGAATATGTGATGTTGTTTCTCCACAGGATATACTTAAGTATCCCGCAGTTTTCAGCTATGTTAAATACTCTCCCAGTGGATGCAAATGAATAATCTTCTATGAAGATGTGTTCAGGAGATTCGTGATATACAATATTTAAGATCCAGGTAGATATAAAGTTATACCGCTTCATATCGTTACCTTCATGATCTTCAAATAGAGTACCTGTAAAGGGATGGGCTTGGCCAGCAAGCTTATTTACTTTAGTTAGATAATAAAATTTACAACCGTTAAAGTTTAATTCGTCACCTTCAAAACTGCAGACAGCAGGGCTTGTTAACGATAGGTCAATGCCTAGTATCTTCATCTTCGTCCTCATCTTCATCATCTAAGTCTGGATCATCTACTATGTCTAGTTCTGATCCGCAATAAGGACAAAAAGCTACCGGTGCTTGTGTCTCGTAATAAGATTGTACTTTAAATTCTTCATCACAATCAAAGCATTGAATGAAATGCATTTATTTCTCCTGTACTGTTTCTATACCGCATTTAGCTAGCAACTCTAGCCCCTCGGTACTTCTATATTGCTCACCCCAGTATACTTTCTTTATACCAGAGCTTATAATTAATTTAGAGCACTCCACACACGGGGCGTGCGTAATGAACATAGTAGAGTCTTCAGCACTATTGGTAGAGCGAGCTAATTTAGCAATCGCGTTAGCCTCGGCATGAATAACTTCTGAGTTGGTTTTTAAATTATACGGATGCCCGCTATCTTCTTCTTGATATTCCCATTGACTATTATTAATAGACCATTCATTAGCATATACTTTATGTTCACAGTCATTATCCATGCCAGCTGGCATACCATTATAACCAAACGCAATAACATTACTATCTTTAACAACTACTGCACCTACTTTCAGTCTTCTAGCATGAGAAAGGTTTCCCGTCTCTTTTGCTATATCCATGAAGAATTTAACAAATTTAGGTTTCATATTACGCCCAAATATCTTGCCAGTTACCTTTAAGTGCTCCCTTAGCATAGTCGGTAGCACGGTTCTCAAAGAAGTTAGTATGGGTGGGTGCATTAATCATTTCTTCTACCCAAGGTAATGGATTTCTTTTTACCTTATTAATACCTTTTAGTCCAAGACTAATTAGTCTCCTATCAGCAATATATCTAATGTACTGCTTAACTTCTGCACTAGTTAGACCTTCCATTTCGCCCATTGAGAAGGCTAGGTCGATAAACTTATCCTCTAACTGTACCATTTTTTCTGCAATGGTGTATATTCTAGACTTAAGATCATCATTCCATATCTCATTATTTTCTTCAATGTATGTTCTAAATAATCTGATCATAGATTCAGCATGCTGAGTCTCATCAACAATTGACCAGGTAATAATCTGACCCATACCCTTCATCTTTCCATGTCTAGGGAAGTTTAATAGCATAATAAAAGAGGAGAACAACTGCATCCCTTCAGTGAATGCACTGAACACGGCGATGTGGGTTGCAGTGTTCTCTTTTGTTGAGTTCTGCGCAGACAAGTTCATGACATAATCATGTTTGTCTTTCATCTCTTGATATTCTAAGAACTCATTATAAGTTGCTTCAGGTAGACCTAGCGTTTCAATAAGATGAGAATAAGCAGCAATATGTAAGGCCTCTCTTGCAGCAAATCCCATCAACATCATCCTGATCTCAGGCTGAGGAAAATAAGGCAGGTAATTACGCACGTAACCCCCAGCCACATCAATGTCTCCTTGCGTAAAGAATCTAAAAATATGCGTAAGAAATGTTTTTTCATTTTTGGTTAGCTTTTTCTTCCAGTCCTTGACATCTTCAATCATTGGTACTTCTGTATGCAGCCAATGTGATTGTTCGTGCTTTAACCAGGCATCATATGCCCAAGGATAGTTAAATGGTTTGAACGAGGTACGATCATCCGTCAGTTTTAGTTCTAATTTTTTGGCGCTCAATGTCTTATCCCTGTATCTGCTTGTTTACGTTACGTTGTACTTTATACTTGAAGTACGGCATATACACCGTCTTTGCAATATTGTACAATACTTTTTTTGTTAGAGTAAGTTTGGTCCCCTCTATTTGCTGCCTATACTCTTCAGCTTGTTTAATAAAGTGCTTAATATTATAGTTGTATTTAAAATTTTTAGTTATACCGTTGGTATCATATGCATCACAAATAATATGATACCTATCTATTTTAGATGTATTTCGTATTTGATGCAAGTTGTTGACCCATAGCATGTAAGCTGAGCCGTCAGCTGGCATATGAAACTCACCATGCTCCGTCCAATGTATACACTCTTCATTAGTTATAATAGGTATGTGTATTCTTGCAAGGTACTGATCGGCGGGAGCGTCACGATGTATAATACTCTTAGAGTTAGCTTTTAGAACTGTCAACCTCATTCTACGTGGATAGAAGCCAAGCTCTGTTAGTTGATCAACAAGCTTACTGTAGGGGCCAACACAAGCCTGAGTCTTATTAACATGTTCAAAAGGTAGAGATAGGTTAAGAAACTTAGCTAGAGGGTAATTATAGGTGCCGTCTTTATTTTGACATAACTCGTATCCCATTTGAAACCCATCTCTCCAATCCCCAGTCCTACTTTGTAAATTCCATCCACCGAAATTACTATAACCAAATTCTGAACCTTGGAATACAGGAGGTCCAAGTTTTGTTATGTGGTTATGAAGACTGTTACTAAAAAGCTCAACATTTGCCTTGAAGGGCAATTTTTCCATAGCTTGCATTGACTACCCCTCGCAGGCAAGACATACTTCATCTGATTGTGCGAGTTGTTTTAAGTCAATTTCTTCAATAACTTGACGTTCAATGCGTCTGGCTACTTTATCAGCCTTTCCTATCTTTTCACTTCTGCAATAATAAAGAGTTTTCAATCCTTGTTTCCAAGCTTGAAAATGTACTGCGTGTAAGTACTTAATATTTACATCAGGTCTAAAGAATAGGTTGAGTGACTGGGCTTGATCGATATACTCTTGCCTGTCTGCCGCATGCTGTACAAGCCATCGCTGGTCGATTTCCATAGATGTTTTAAACACATCTCTTTCCCAATCACCTAGCCATTCTAAATGTTGGACCGACCCGTCGTTGGCTATAATACTAGACCACACTTCATCAGCCCAACCCGCCGGATGAATCTCAGCATGTTTCTGTATGATTCTATCTAACCATTTATTTTTAGCTAACGAAGAGCCCGATAAAGTATCCTGCCTATAAGCATTGGCACGAAAAGGTTCAATAGAAGGACTAGTGTTGCCCATAATAATGGAAGAAGAAGCATTGGGAGCAATAGCCATAAGATGACTAAAGCGACGGCCAGTACCTTCTGCATCAGGGGCTTCGCCTCGTAAAGTACCCAGCTCCAGATTAGCTTCATCCAACTTACTCCTTATGTGATTAAATATTTGTTTATTACGTCCTACAGCCAGTGCCGATTCCCACGGTAAGCTATTTTTTTGCAAATAGGCGTGCCATCCAAGAGCGCCGATACCGATGCTTCTTTCACGCATGGCTGAGAATTTTGCACGTTGAATGGTGTCAGGCGCATTAGAAATAAAATACTGAAGAACATTATCAAGCATTTCTGCAATATCACGAAGGAAATTAGGATCTTTTCTCCATTCATCATAGTACTCCAAATTAACAGATGACAGGCAACAAACAGCAGTACGAGTCTTATCTGTAGCTAAAGTAATTTCAGAACATAGATTAGACTGCTTAATAGATAGACCAAGTTTCTTTTGAAAGTCTGGTAGTGCTTTATTAGATGCATCAATAAAATGAATGTAAGGTTCCCCTGTTTGCATTCTTAGTTCTAGGATACGTTGCCATAGTTCTTTAGCTGAAATAGTATCTCTTACTTGCTTGTCGTGAGGGTCAATCAACTCCCATGTATCATCAATGTCTGGATCAACCATAGCCTGTTCAATAAGGTGCATGAACTTATCGGTAATATTAATTCCGTGATGTAAATTCAAGGCTCTCATATTAGGATCACCGGTAGGTTTTCTCATTTCTAAAAATATGAGTACATCGGGGTGACTAATATCCAAGTATGCAGCATATGAACCCCGGCGTGTACGACCTTGTCTATACGCAAGTGAGGATGCATCATAAGTGCGAAGGTGAGGCATAATTCCTGTAGACTTATCATCAGCTGAACGAATACCAATCCCGATCCCTATTCCGCCCCCTAGCATGGAAAGCCAATTTACTTCGGAAAGGGTTTCAACTAATCCTTCTGCAGAATCATCCAGAAAAGGCAAGAAACAAGAGATAGGGAGACCACGAGCGGATCGCCCAAATGAAAGTATAGGAGTAGAGTAGCTAAGCCAATGCTTAGAGCTATAGTCGTAGAGTCGCTGGGCGTGCTCGGGGTTTGTCGAGAAGGTTTTTGATACATATGCAAATCTTTCTTGAGGTGATTGTTCGTCATCCCTCATGTAACTTTCTTTTAGTCGTTTCAGGCCTAGTTCATCAAACAAATTATCGCGCGAAAAATCTACCCTGACACCGTGAACGACATCTTTCATACTTACTCCTGGTTATTATTATTTTTGAACGAACTCTCGTACTAAAGGAAATACTTTGGATATGACTTCAGCGCATGCTTTAGCAATTTCACAATGCTCTTTTTGGGTTCCGTTTGCGGAACGTAGTTGTATATAGTGTATCCAAGACCTCATTGTCCCATTGACGTACAAGCGACTAGTTGTGTTTCCTTCCGGTAAAACGCACCTGGCTTGCTCCTTGGCAATACCCTTTTCTACTGCCCATGTGTAGGCATTTTTTGCCTCATCTATTACTCGTTTTTGCATCATTTCCCATTGGTAAGCTAAGACCCTGTGCTCATCATTACCGCTTGAATCTATCTCTATACTAGCTTGTCTATTTTTTGTGTCCTGTAACCGGCATTCTCTAAGTACAAAATCGAGCTCTTGAGTAGGGTCAGCATATCGTTGGCTGAACTCTTGGAAGGAGAAGGAGCGGTGTCGGAGTAGTTGTCTGGCAATGTCTCTTGTGGTGGTAATTTCGAGGCACATTGAGACCATTTCCAATGGGGACCAATGTTGGTGCTGTATAAGGTATCGGATGAGTCGTTCCGAGGTTTCCTTATTGGATTGATTGGTTGGATTGGAGACACGGGCACAGAATGCGATGAGTTCGGCCATGTTCTCGACAAAGTATACGTCTGGTTGGGAGTAAGAGATAATTTGTACATTAAAGTCCTTCACCAATGCATCCTCGGTTGTTAGTTGATCGTAGTACTCATTTTTAAGCCATGCAGCTGCTTGCTTATCACCTTCAGTCATTATATTCATATTCTTCATTCTTGATATTTGATATATTTTTTTCTAAGCGTTTAATTTCCAATACTGAATCAGCTTTACCTCTAATGAAGTCTGCTACGTCATCAATACTTTTGAAAAATTTAAACACCATGAATTTATCTAACAAATAGCATACTTTATACAACGGGGTTTCCATTATTTTCTCCATGCGGTTAGTCTAAGCTTTGCCTCTAGACCTTTAAATGAGTTCTCGGCAATTACTTTCTTAACATCAATACCTTCTAGCACCATATCATTAATATCTTTCAGCTGAACAGATTGAGGCCATATAACAACATTATAGCCTTTCTCAATCATATACTCCACCTTCTTAACAATCTCTTTATTTCTCGGTTCATTATCATAGCATACAGTTACATTTTTATTATCACCTAACACCTTGGTTAAATCTAAGTCTGACCCAGCCATGGCTAAACAATTATCTAAGAACAAAGAATCTATAGGACCTTCGGTCACGTAAACGTGTTTGCTTAGGTCTATAGTATCTAATCCAAATACTTTTGGAGCATCTGGATTGACCATTATAGTAATATATCTTAACCCGTCTTTACGGAATGATCTACCTTGAAACCCATACATCTTTTCTTCTTTATCTAAGAAAGGTATAATGAGTCTTGGTTCGTCATCCTCTGTATTAAACTTCTCCGGAATTATTGTATTAACCCAGCTTTTAAATTTAGGGCAATAGAATAACTTATAGTGTGTCTTAGGGGGTATTTTTCTTTTGTCTACGTACTTCTTAGCCGGATGATCCCACTTCAATTGACTGATTTTTTTCAATTGAGATAAGGGGGATTCAATGCGGTATAGAGGAGTATGTATCTTGGTGATGTCCACTTGAGATACCGGGGTCTCTCTGGTCTTCTCCAGGAAATTCTCTTGTACGTACTCCTTATAGAGACCTTGATCAAGATACTTAATAAAGTTACCTAACTGCATCGATGCATGGCAGTTATGGCAATAAAATATGATCTTGTCTTGCTTCTCGAGCAAGTAGCCACGCGTCTTGTATTTGTTCTTTTGGGAGTCACCGCAGATAGGACATCTGAAGGTGTACGCTTTTGGATTCTTACGGGAGAACCGTTCCAATCGCGAAGACAATAACCCCACATACTTATGATCAATAAAAAGCATTATATTATTCCATGAACCCGACAATACGATTATATATTAGTCGGGTCTGGAAATCAACTGGACATGTTAGAAAAACCTATCTAGTTTAATGTGAGCAAGAACGTATCCAATAACGACAGCAGCTCCTAGAAGCATCCACCGCCATTGTTCAACAATCTGAATACGTTTATCCATACCCGTCATTTTATTCATGAGGGCGTCATGCTGCTCTTTTTGCTCCTTACGTATTTCTCTTACGTCAGAGGCTATGTTTTTGACTTCGTTTTCCAAAACGGCTATTCTTTCGCCTGTTTCAAAAGTTTCCATATTGCCCCCTTATAATGCTGGCTGCTCTTCCTGGGGAGGAGCTTTCAGAATTGGTTTAGGGGCAGCTGCTACAGGAACAGGTGCTACAGGAACAGGTGCTGTAGCAACAGGGGCAGGTCTAGGAGCAATAGGGTTCATTGAGGGTACTGCTGATGGCGTGGGTGCACCTGGTAAAGCAGCTCCTCCATTGTTAGCTCCTGCTAATTTTTCTTGTGTACGACCAAGTGCGGCGATACCAAGCACAGCGCCCATTGCAATATGGAACAATCCCGCACCTTGTAGGGTGAGAGGATTCCATTGTGTAATAGGTACGTGAGCAAGCGTTTGTAGCAAGCTCCATAAAATAGGAAATACTACGAAGTCAGTAATACAAGTTACCATGTACATCCAACCCATCATTGGACGCCATTTACTGTTCATCCAATCTTCTTTTTTCTTTTCACTGTCGCTCATGCTCTTATATTCTTCGGCAGTGGTCATTTCCATTCCTTATGCTAATGCTTGTACAGCTTGTTTAATACCTATAAGAATTTTTTGATGTTCAATGTTTTCTTCTAGTTCCAATACATCTTTGGAAATTTGAGCTTGTTGTTCTGCGTCAGCAGCTAGAGAATAAAACTCTTCTAAGGTAATTTCTTTATTGTCTAGTAGGTTTTTCAACTCCACTGATCTTTGTACGAAGTCATGTACTGTCATCTTTGTCTCCTGGCTATAGCTTTTTGAATTTGTTCTGCGGAATCAGAAATAGATTGAAGTTTTAGTTCACAATATGTTTTACTAACCTCAACATCACTATTGTAACGTTTGTATAGATCTATTGTCTGGGCATGTAATATAGTATTTAGTTTTGCAGATTTCTCATTATTAGGTATATGGGAGCTGAAGTTCTCTAGTTCAGCTGACCATTGATATAGGTTTATTGCTACTGGTTTTATTTCAGCTGGTATAGTACAATTGGGTTTAGCTAGCCTAGCATGTACATTAATTTTGTTAACCAATGCATGTTCATTAGTATCATATCCAGCAAGCATGTAGGAATCATAGAGCTCACCTACAAAGGCGCAACCTGATAGTGATAATGCTAATAATAAAGCTATAACATTTTTCATCAGCAGTTCCACTTTCTCAATGATTTATTAATTCTTGAATCTGGATCTCTGGCAGTTTTTGCCGAGGTTAATTTCTTTTTCATACCACTCATTCTTGCACAGAATGATTTACGACGGTTAGCAGCTTTAGAATCTTTTTTAAGTTTAGATGGTTTGGTAGTGACTGCCATAGATAATTTTGAACCTGGATTCTCACGTCTATAAGACATAATACCTTTGCGGTTCAAACCGCCTTCTGGATTTTTTCCTTCTTTACGCTGCCATGCAGCAGACTCATCTAAGTCTTCTTTATGCATATTAAGATACCAATGGGCTAGTTGCTTACTTCTTTTGGATGCAGTATCAGACGATCTAATTTTTCTAAGTTCTGCTTTTGATTTTCCCTTCAGTCCATGGCGCGCCATATCGCCCTTGTCCTGTGGATTCTTTCCATCCATAAAGTTTTCTTTTACGGAAGTCTTTTGAGCATCTTTAAAATTTTGTTTAGTAGGAGCACCTTCAGAACCAGGTGCGCGCATTTTTTCACCAGAACCAGATGCTATTCTTTTTCGTTTAGCATGGATATTATCCCATAGTCCGTTCTTTTTTTCATCGAGAAATTGTTTGAATGTTATCATTTTACACTCTCAAAAATTTTCTTTTGCTCTTTATACCACTCTTGAAAGCCTATTAACTGTTCTCTTACTTGGTAATAGGTTCCGTAGTTTTCGGTGACAGTTCTGACGAGCTCACTGGCTTTAACATCGGAGGCTCCTTCATTAGTCGCTCCGGTACTTCCGGCCACTTCATTACGACTGGCACTGTCGTGGAGCACGATAGCAGCATTAGACAAGGTACACTTATCATCATACTTCGTAACAATCCTGTCCACATACTGTATGTTTGCATTTGTTGTCTCCTTAACTACTTTTATTCTTTCAACTATTTTAGTTTGTATTTTAACGTTAGTTTCCTTTGACTGTTCTTCAGCCACAGCAACCTTTTCTTCTACTTCTTTTACCTTAGCTTCCCACTCGGCGTTCACACCGACACCTCCTTCAAGCCAAATCCCACATAGTAAGACTATGAAAGAAAATATCTTGATAGGAAGTGTATAAGCAGCAATAAAGCGAAAAGAACCAAAAAGGCTCGTGAGAAATACACCTAGTGCTCCTAAAGCAACAATTAAATGTATAATGTATTCGGGCAGGAAACTAATTAACCACATTGAATTTTCTCTTTAACATTTTTGAAATAACAGGGGACTTCTTTTTCGTAACACCTGGTTCACCTTGAGGACCAACACCGGCACCAGCCACGTTACCACCACCTACTACATTGGCAATCTCTTCAGTTATTTCTTTTTCATATTCACTAAAAAATAACTCAAGAGATTCTTCGTCAAACGTTTGTAAATCTTTATGCTCTTTCATAAGCAAAGCTGCAGCAGCAATTGTACCCAGCTTAGATTTACCACCTGGTACTTTAGCTAAAAGTTTTTTAAGATTAGCTGTTACTATATCAAAATACCCCCATGCAGATCTTTCCTCATCAGTACTAAGAGTTTTTCTTTTACGTAATACCTTACCTTCATCATCAATGATGCCAAGCTTATACGCCTTCCATTCATCAAAAGGTGTAATCAGTCTTTTTACAAACTGATAGGTAGTAAATAAATCAACTGGCTGGGCCATTTTGTATATCTCTTAAAACGTTAACTATGTTAGGATCCATGATAATATCTGTCGTTAAAACAGTCTTACCTTCTATACCAATATTAACCACCCGTTCGGGGAGGTAGTTCAAGAATACTAAAAAAGGTTTCAAACAATGATAGAAACCTTTTAATTTAAAAAATAATAAACGTGTTGCTGCTTCCACGCCAAACAAATTATACAAAATAATAATATGATTTAAAATCAGTCGTTCTTTTAATTCCCCTGACTCTTCATATCTACTAAACAGCCTCTTTATGTATTTGAATCTGTTTAAATCTTCGTAAAATTCTAACGTATCAAAGCAAGCCGGATTATCATAATACTTTGCAGCATATAATAAAAAGTTTGTTTCATCCAATTTTTCATTATGCATATTTAACCAATAATTATCCTATAATTCTATAGTATCCACCATCGCACACCCATGTGCGAACAGCTCCTGCTGCTGACATACTGTACTCTATAACAAACGAACCAGTACTTACATCCTCTATACGATTGGTTGCATCACTACTTCCTACAATTAGGATCTTGCCACCAGGGGCAATGTTTTTAACAGTATAGGATTTGCCGTTAGCTGCAGTTGATGGTAAAGTAATTGTAATGTTAGCACCAGCAGCACTCGGGCTGCAGAATATAATATCATTAGTAGAATTAGCGGTATAGGTGGTGGTGTTAACTGTTATAATATCTCTTAAAGATAAGGCAGCTACTGCTTGCTCACCCTTAGACCCAGTATCGCCTTTAGCTCCAGTGTCACCTAACGATCCTTTATCACCTTTAGCCCCGGTCGATCCCGTAGTACCTATTTCACCTTTGGCACCCTTAACCCCACTAACGTAAGCATTAGAGGTAGCATCAGAAGAGGTAAATGTTAGAGTATTATTTGCATCGGTATAAATGATACCGGAAAATACTTCACCCTTTTGACCCTTAGTTCCAGCTGAACCAGCAGAGCCTTGAGCGCCTGCGGCACCCTTATCTCCTACTTCACCCTTACTACCTGTATCACCCTTACTACCAGCGGCACCAGCCGCGCCTTTTTCTCCTTTGTTAACCAAGCCAACAAAATATGTTGCCATATTATTGGCTGTTATTTTCTTCGTCTCGCTTGCAGAGACGTCTACAATGATGAAGAGGTCACCGTTAGCCACACTATTAGAAGCTAGTGCAGCTAATTCGGTAACTTTTCTAGCGCGATCTTGTGCCATATTTAATTTTAACTATCTGGTAGGATTGTATCGTCGGAAGCATCACTAGTCATAGATCCCATAGCAACTAATGTTTCGTAGTGTACGCGACCAGCTCGACCACCAGTACCTTCTCTACGAATTACCCAACCGGCGTGAGTTAGTGATGAACGTCCACCAACAGTAACGTTTGCAGTAGCTGTTTGACCAGTGAATGTGTGACCGGCTTGAGCTCCTGCAGGTACGGCGGTCAAGTCAATTGCAGAACCTGTGGCAGTTAATGATAGTTGGAATGCTGTTGTGTTAGCACCGATAACGTAATACGTTGCGTTATTAGTTAATCCAGTAACAGCTGTGTTACCTGCAGCAACCAAATATCTTACTAAGTCACCGTTTGCAAAGAATGCACCGTTTGAACCTAAAGTAATATAATCTGTGGTGATATTAACACTAGTTGAATTACCAGCAAAAGCAAGCGCTGATGGTGCAGCAATAGCGATTGTAGGTGGTACTTTATATCCTGAACCAGCTGTAGAAATGTTAATAGCAGAAATTCTACCAGTAGCATTGGAGGTAGCGTTAGCAACAGCGGAAGTACCGCCGTTAACTGCAGTAATTGTAACCGCAGCATTAGCACTATAACCAGAACCGGTAAAGGTAATAAAACCATCAACTACAGGGCCCCCTGTAATTCCAATTTCTGTACCATCTACACCGTACATACCGATTGTTTCTCCGGTACCATAACCATTAGCGGTCGTGTTACCGAACATTAAGTTTGCATTAGTTCTAGTAGGTGCTTTGGCGTGACTTGAAGGTCCCCATAGTACGCTATTAGAAGCAATGTCTGTTTTACCCCATTGACTCATTTTTAACTCCTTTGTTAAAGTATATGTTATTTATTGTTTCTTTTTGCAGCAAGCATATCACGTAAAAAAGCCGACGATTTTTTAACTATAGTAAAATTATCACTAGAACTCTCTTCAACTGTCTCTGTTTCAATGACAGGATTATGTACTATACCACCCTCTCTTGCAGTTTGTAAGTTAGTTCTAGAAGCATTTTGTCTTTGCAATGCTTGTTCGTTCGGATTTTTTAAGATCAGTGGCATTATTTGCCTCCAGACACCATTTTATGTACTTGCATGAAATTATCATGTGACTTAGCAATATGTGCATGAAGCTCGTTTCTTGTTTCTGGCTTTACTTTAGATAATGCATCTAATACGGACTTAGCATGTTCCGATTTAACAAAATGAGTTCCTTTGTCAAACTTAACATCTGCACCACCTTTAGTCTTAAAACCTTCTTTACCCTTCACCTCGTGATGGGCGGCATCTTTAGCTTTTGAAAGTTGTACGTGAATATGCTGGTCTGGCTCTTTACCGGAATCCTGGCCACCGTACTCATGTTCTTCGTCATCGCTTGATTTAGCTTTACCACCTTTTGACCATTTAGGGTCAGTTGGGTTTTTACGAGGGCGTCCGCGACCCTCATCTAAATCATCCATAAATTGATTAAATGTTTTTTTCATATTACTCTCGTCAAAATGTTTATAGTCTACTGTAGTCTTATCGCTGTTTGCTCCATGAGATACTAAATGTACTTTGTCACCTTCTCTTGTTGCATGTACCATACGACCAGTTTCATCTTTAAAATGTGTCTTGGAATGTTCCCCTGATGGACGTAGGCGCTTAATAGCAGCTTGATGTTCTGGGTGTAACGGATAAGAGGTATCAGCACCCTTATGAACGGTAATCATTTTACCCCAACTATAGTTAGCCTTTTTAACTGTAACTGCTTCTTCAATCTGTTCAACTTCTTCCATGTTATTCTGAGCTTTAAAGTCATCTACTTTTTTCTGGGATTTTAACTTTTGTAATCTGGCTTTATTAAGGCTATCCATATCTTTCTCAAAAGAAGTAGAAGATTCATTCATGCCTTTTTTGGCAGATAAGAAAGCAGCTATTCCCATAACACGTTTTTTCTCTTTAGACTTACCTTTGAATTGAGGTGCATCAGATTTTTCAAAATCTTTAATATATTTACCGGCACCCATTGACGGTTTCAATTTTTCATCTACTTGTTCTTTTTCTTCTTTATGCACAGTTGCACCTTTAATTTTCTTTGCTACATTGGTAGCATGGGATTGAGAACCGAAAGACTTCCACTTTTTGCCATTAATATGTACGGCATGTGGTTCATCTTTTACCATAGGCTTAGAACGTCTATCTACAGGATCTGGAACATGATATTCATCATCTTCTCGTTCACGTTTTGCAAATCCAGTTCTATTATCATCATAACGGGTTCTGTGACCTTCAGTTAAGCCTTTAAACTTATTCCAATCAGATGCATCAGTAGATACTACATGGTTAAGAGGTACTACATGACCTAACTTGGAGGTAGTGTGAATCTTAGTACCAGCACCTCCGCCAGTTTTATGAGATACCTTACTCATGTAATGTTTGCCCTCATGCTTGTAGATAACAGTACCACCATTTGCTATATCGTCTTCAGCATAACCCTCTTGTACAGCTTCTTCATTGACTTCACTTTGCATGTAATCAGCAACAGTACTGATATAGTCCGCAGCTAGAGTAATCTTACTTTGCACCCATTCAGCTATGTTGGTGTCAGGTTTGAGCATATCGTGAACTTGCTTTGCATTAGCAAGGATACTACGTAGCTGACCACGGGCCATATCGCCTTCGTAATCATATTCGGTCTTTTCCTTTGCTTCTCCAATCACAGTCTCTTCAGACATCTGTTTGTGTTTAGCAAGCAACTCTCTATTCTTAGCATAATCAGCTGTCTTCATAGCAAACTTGGCAGTACGAGCATTGTCTAGATGATAGGTTTTTTTCTTATCGTCACCGCGCTCGGCCGCTGCAATAGCTTTATCCATATGGTACTTAAATGTACCTTCGTCTAACTCTTCATCTTCTTTCAATGCTTTACGCTTGGCCAACTCTTTAGCTACTTTTTTCAATTGAGCTGCAAACACAGGAGATGCACCAGTTTGATCTTTATGACTGTCCCAGTGCTTCTTCAGCTTTTCTGTAGACATTTTAGAAAGATCCTCATCCAACTCTACTTCTTCTCTATTGAGATTCTTCTTAATATCTGCGGTTGTTTTTTCTATCTGCTTACCGGTAGCCTTCATAATATTTGCCCAACGGTTAGTAGATTGTCTGTACTGACCTTTAGATGCAAGATCATCTGCAGACTTCTTAGCCTTCGCTTTATAGCGATCTAGCAGGTTTGCGCTAACTTCGTTGATATTTTTACTCATGTTACTTCTTCTTATGGTTACCGTGAGACTCTTGTACTAAGATTTCAAGATTTTGTACTGGTACTTTTTTCTCAATACCATGCTCAAACATAACATCATACCATGCAATGTTTCCATCTGCATCAGGGGTAGCATGTTGAGTAGATAATGTCTTACCTTCACCAAGCTTAGAATGCTTGACGTGTACTGCACACATATGTTGTCCGGGTGTATCTCTATTAGCTTCTTCAACTGGTTGAGATGCTTCTTTATTTACGTTTTTCTTCTTAAGTAACTTAAAATCGTGTGCATCTACTTTGCCATTTTTATTGGCATCAATCTTATGTTGATTACCAACTAAAGCCTCAGAAACAGCTTTAGTGACTGGTTTAAAGTCACCATACTTTTTCTTTTCTGCATCAGCTAGTTTTTGCTGACCAACTTTACGTTGATCAATGGATTTAGTTACTACCTCTTGAATAGCTTTTAAAACACTATCACTTACTTTGTCTCTTAATTGCATTTTTTTGCTCCTTGGTTAATCGTTATCAATAATCTTAAGTTTACGCTGAATCTTTATGCCTCTAGAAAGTCTAAATTTATCGTTATCACTATCTCTATCTGGTGGCTCTTTTGTCGGGTCGTATGGCTTACTAGCAAAACGTTTTGTCTTTTCCATTTCAAATCGATCCGCCTCGACTGGTTCACTACCTTTAGGGTCCAATAGCTTTCTAATTGCATTAACATGGTCATCTAAGTAGCCATGCTCTTTTTCTAAATTTAATTTTTTAGCAAATCCTTTGACATTTTGCGCAAGCTTTTCCGCTTCAGTAACATCTGCATCGGTAGCACGTTGCTTACCCTTAACTGATTTATGAATACCAAATAGCTTATCCTGATCGATCATAGCGCGCTCAGCCATTGCAGTATCTACATCTTTTGGTAGATTTTGGGCATAGAGTTTTTGAGCTTGAGGTTCCATTTCAAAGTGTTGAGTTTTGTAGCTACCGGTAGATACTTGATCTCTAAAGTCTTTCTCAACATAAGTTTTATCTTTATGTGACTTTGCTTCTAAAATTTTTCTGATAGCGTGTTCCATAGATGTAACAACCCGGCTACCGGTTCTACCATTTAGTACTTCTCTAATTATTTTCTCTACTGGTTTATACATTATCTTACACCTTGTACCGTTGACTTGATCATCCAAGCAAGCTTTTTATGCGCATCATACCTGTCTTGTAAGAAGTTTGAAAGCCCTATCTCATCAGCTGCCTCAGCAAGTGAGTATGTCTTTTTAATTTCTGCTAGCATTTTATCGTTGTCGGCTAATATAACTCTAAACATTTCTAAGGGTTCTAATATTCTTTCTTCGTCTTGAATAAAAGATAATTCCTTCATTCTACCAACGGAGCCCGGGGCATAAGCATCTAGTGCTCTTATTTCTTCAGCAATAGGATCTAATACACCATACAACTCCGAATAAATTTTTTCTAAGAAAGTATGGTATTGATAAAAATCAGGGCCTTTAATATTCCAATGAAAGCCGTGTACCTTAAGATACAGGGAAAAGGATCCCCCAAGTAGCACCTTCATTTGTTCAACCAACTTATTCATTATCACTGCCTTTAATTTGTTTTAATGCATCTTCAAAGTTTTCATTTACTAAAGATTTTTTTTGTTTTAATTCTTGAGTAATCGCTTTAGCTGAAGTCGAATCCCCTCTACGTAAAGCCATTGCTATTTTTCTATGAATAGAAGCAAGCATGGGTTTACCTTGCTGTTGTAGTTTAGTTGCAGCAGCTTCATGGGAGGAAGGATCAGCTGCTTCTTTTACAGTCTTTTTACCAACAGGGGAGACTTTATGTACTACCATTTTTTTGAATCCCTTCATATCGTAATACTTACGAGCTCTCTCAGCAGCAGCTTCATCCGAGTCAGCTTGCACGTTTAGGTCTTTAACTATACGGGCCTGTATTCCTGGATTCAAAGGATCATGCATATGCATAGTTACTGTATGAGTATGTTTAGCTACTTCTACAGGCTGATGCTCCATTTTTTTAGCTTTTAAATTAACCTTCTCGGCTAAGTCACTATCTTCATTATGAAATGTATCGCCTCTGTTTAGAAAAGAATTAACTCTATTAAAACCAGCTTGCTGTGGTGTAATAGAAGTATCACCGCTTAACTTCCATTCATCTACTCCACGCTTATAAACCTCTGCAATAATATGAAAAGACATATTTGACTTTTCTGCTTTTTTATCCAGAGATTTTTGTTCTTGTTCTGTTAAAGAATTGTTAACAAGTGTGTCATAGACCTTACCAACAAATGCTAGTAATTTTTTCTCTTGTAAGTCTTCTCCTGTTTCGTGATTATAGGAGAAGGACATAAAGTTACCAATTTTTTGAGCTGGTGCCTTTTTATGCATTCTATGGAACTGTAGACGCTTCATCTCTGCTTGTCTAATTTTAGGAACTAGACGTAGTGCCATCTTTTTAATATTTTTTACTTTTGGATCAATTAACCTATCTACATTCACCTTGTCGGAAGGTGACATACGCTGGTATTGCGCACCTCGTTGACCGGCAAACCTAACACGAAGCACACTCTTAGCTTTCTTAGCTGCTCTTCGTTCTAACGACTGTTGGGAGGCCATTCTATTGGATGCAAATTTTCTTGCACGAGTAAGTCTAGATTTTAGTCTTCTCATCTGCATGGCTCTTTGACGACGCTGAACTAACGTTAGAACGCGCTCAAATAACTCATCAGCTGATTCTTTAATAGATTGAACATGGTGCATGATTTCATCTGCATGTGGGTGAAGAGCTTTTGGAAGTCCAGATTTAAACTCTTTTTTATTACCAGCTCTTGCATGTTCGCGCATCTTAGTACCAGACATACCCTCTGCGCCTTCAGCATCAGGGTCTCTGTGACCGGCTGATACTACTTTGATAGATTTAAAATTATAATGACCGTGTTTACCCTCAACATTATTATATTTCTCAAGTTTTTCTTTATACTCATCTACACGATCAGAGCCTGCTACAACTACCAAGTGCTTATGGCCTTGGGCGTGTAATTTGGCTACGGCATGAAAAATAGATGGTTCAGCTTTAGAGGATCCAGAGACACTCACGCCTGTTCCCCCAACCTTTTTAAGGTATTCTATTTTTTTCTTTTGTGGGAGTGGGTCTTTTGATGTACCTTCTGAATGACTGGCTACTATATGGGCCTGACCGCCATGTTCTTTAGCAACATCTTTTACTTTATTAATAAGCTTCTCATGGCCGATTGTTGGAGGGTTATATCTTCCAAAAGCCATAACAGCTGTAGATTCTTTTGATTCTGACATAGTCCTAGAACCTGATCCATCATCCATTTTTGGATTAATATCGATTGGATTTGGCTTTTGACCGGTCACAGTCTTGCCACTGCCCTTCTTGGCAAGTTTATCTGTTATTTTATTAGAGACGCCAGATATCGTCGATTTTGGTGATTGCTGGATAACTGCGTTATCAGCATTCGAATTAGAAGCCATATGTTTTTTCCTTAGATCAGGTTTACCTAAGCCTAACTGACCTTTTATTTATAATTTACTTAAATACTACTATCTTTCTCTTGATAAGAAGTTAGCTCTACTGAATTCTGCTCTATCTACGAATTTTGTTGGTCGACCACCTCGCACAGCTACAAATCCTTCCGGTTTTGTCTTTTGACCGGCAATAGAGTGTTCATATGTTGGACTATCTGCCATAGCATGTGTCAGCACATCTTTTGCCTTTTGAAGGTGGTGATGCATTTTAAGAACGCTGGATATATGGCTTTTATCTTGATCTATGCTGGATAGATGTTGGTTCATGGCTTGTGTTTTCTGCTCAATACCTTTAGCAGATTTCATCTTCCCCACTTCCTTTACCATCTTATTTTTGACGTGCTCTTTGAAGCCTTGATGAGTAGGAGTAGATCCATCTTTAACAGTAGCGTTAATATAAGTCTTTAAATGATCAGCATGATGTTGACCTGCATCAAAAGTTTCATCTGGTGCTTTATTAAACTCTTTAGTTGCTGCACCAATGTGCTTCTTATACTCATCCTCTTGTTCTGGAGTAAATTTAGTCTTCTTAAAATTCTGATGAATAGGTAGCATATGGACATCGTCATGCTCCTTAAACCCTTCTTCTTTAGGGTTCATATTGTAGTTTGCTTTCATACTTTCTAAAGTCTTACCTTTGTAAGATGTATGAACTGCTACACCAATTTTTGCTTTTTCTATTTTTTTACCTTCCTCCGAATTCTTTGGAGTAGAGTAAGTAATGGTATTAGGTTTAAAATGATATTTGTTACCTTTATCTTCAACCTCGTGTTTAGAATACATTAGGTCACCTTGATATACGCCTTGCTTTGGAGCGGTCTTTTTCAGATGTACCAATGCTTCTCTTAGTTTGGCAACAAGTCCAGGCGCATGTCCATGATTTTTTTCAATGTCTTCATTAGTATAATTAATCTTAGGATCTTTATTAAATATAGATTTAGTAGATACAAAGAACTTACCGGTCTCAGGATGATGTCCGAAAACAATTGAAGGAGAACCATCATACTTAACAGACACAGATGTCTTGTTGTGCTTGCCTTTAAGTAACCCGTGAACGTCTTCTAGGTTATGGAATGCATGGGCATACCCCTTTTTACCAGCATTCATCACATGGTCTTCTAGATGCTCTAGGTGGGTAAGTTTACTTTCGTCAGAGACAGCTTCAGTAATAAATGTTAGATAATTCATTTTCGTATCTTTATCTTAGTGTCGTTAGGATATTCGCCTGCTTTTGAGTTACGCAATTCTACCAAATACTTATCCCCGGCTTGAGAATGACATTCTATAGAAATTTGTTTGGATTGTAAGGTTGGATATTTAATATTATCAATTATTATGCCTTTAGTAAGTTTATCTAATTTAGCCCTATCCAACCAAAATACCTTCCAACCGTTAGTCTCTTTCTTTACATAGAAATAATTCATACCCCAGGCACGTTCAAAAATAGCTTTAAGTTTATTAGTATCTGGACGCTTAACTGCTATTTTCTTTCTTACCTTTTTAACGTTATTACGTAAATCAAAGCCTGCCTGTACTTGATTTAAATCGGCTCCAAAGGCATCTAAGAACTCAGCACCTGCTGAGTTTGGAACTATATCTCCATCATTAAATAAACTAGCGGCACCGGAATAAGAGCTAAATGTATATCCGTTTACATCTTTAAGAGAGATGAACCAATCTTTACCTGTAGAATCTGTAAGTACTATATCACCAATAATAGCACCTAGTTTTTCAATGGGTATACCTTCTTTTTTAGTAGAGCCGGTGCGCTGTTTAATGGATACTATATCTACCTTATCAAATGCTTTATTTTTACTAAGCTCCCCTATCAGTATTTTCATATCTGCAGATGCATTCTTAGGCAACTTAAATGCACTTGCAAGATTAGTAACAGTAGCCTTTTCAAAATTCTCACCTTTGTTAGCGCCTCTGGCTATTACTAGGTCTATTTTATTATCAAATAGAGAAAACTCAACACTAGGAAATTTTGAACTGTTAGGAGAGAGGCTATTAGATTTTATAGATTTAAATTCTTTTATCTTTTTTAAATCTCCGGGTACCCCGGCAATTGCATTATCAGACGTATCTTTTTGAGTATTAATAAGCTGTAATCTAAATTCACGGTCATAACCGCCGGCTCTGGGTTTGCCACCAGCCGGTAGTTTAGGTGCTATTTGATAGTTGTATTTTTTAAGTAAGGTGTTAAGCTGAATACCTAGTGTCTTGTAATCAGCCACAGATAGTGCTTGGGCCATAATTTCTCCTGTATGGTATTTAGGAGAAAAAAAATCCCGCCGAAGCGGGATAAATTAGACTTCAATAATTTTAGCGTAATACGGATGATCTTTTTGAGACTTTCTCTCATAATTAACATACCCGCGAGGATTACATACCACTGTAGTTTCCCCTACTTTATATTCAAACTCATCGTGGGTATGTCCATGAGTCCATACTTTAATCTGAGGGTGGTCAATAATGAATGAGGTAAGGTCAGAAGAATACCCTCCATTCATTAACACATCATCCTGATATTGAGGTTTAGTAGATTGCTTAGAAGGTGCATGATGTCCAACCACTACAAACTTCTGATCAAATTTACCTTCAATCATTAATCGAATAAATTCAATCATTGCTTTGTGATCATCAACCGCATCTTCAGTAGTGAAGGCTTTAGACCGCTCAACAAACTTAAATCCACTCTCCTTAGCTTTCCTATAACCATCTTCCTCAGTATAAAGGATTGTACCATCTTCATCTCTCTCATACTCTGGTACACGTATCTGTTTGGTACCATTACCAACAATTCGGAAATCGTTCATACAACCTGAAACATGACGATGGGTGGAGATATCGCCTCCGTTCATATCAGTCCAGAGCGTGCCTCCAATGAATGTTACATCTTCCACTTGAAGTAACTCTTTATCCAAAAGATGCACATTAGGTAGATTAACTAAAGCTTGTTTGATCCATTTAGCCGAATGCTGGTAGTCACCGTTATAGTGCTCATGGTTACCCATTACATACACTACGGTTTTATACTTGGCGGCGGCGTTGCTGAAAAACTCCAAATACCTTTCACCACGATGAGTAAAAGCAGATTGAGTTTCTGTATCGAAATCAACAGCTGTACAAATATCACCAGACAAAATTAGTACGTCAGCCTCTGGCTGATCGTCAAAGTCAAGCATACCAAATTCTAAATGTACATCTGACATTAATGCGAGTTTCATAATATCCTTTCTTAAGTCCAAAGACTGTTTCTTACTTTAATGAGACGGATTAACATCTCATCGTCTTCTTTTGCGTACGCTTTCTCAATCTTAGTAGTAAGTTTAAGCGCCTTATCAGCCATTTTTTTCATCTCGGGAGTTTTATCAGCACCCAAACTTGCCCAAAGGCTTCCACCGTTAGCCTTACGGCTTAATTCACAGTACTCACTCCAGCCACTAGCATCATGGGGGTCAGGACGGTTAGGGTAAACTTCAGTCCACCACTTATACAGGTCCAATATCTCCTGTGCTGCAATTGCCTGCTCAGTAGGTTTGCCAAAATTAGGGTCATCTTTGTTAGTATACTGCTCATCTCTTACAAGACTAGCTTGCCATGCAAGATTGGCAAGCCCGCACTCCTTACTACGCCATATACGCCAGCGAAACCAACCACTAGCATACCACGGTGCTTGGAATTTTTTTCGTGCTTCCGTATCCCATGCAATATGCCACCAGGCTAGTTCTACTTCAACAAACTCCACCAGCTCATTAAACAAGCATGGAAGAAACCTATTACCCACGTCACACCAACTACCAGGGCTGATATCGCGAGCATGGGCAGTAAGAGCATGAGTACGAGTAACCCATCGATTATTAATATAATATTTTGCTGCATAAATTTTATCTGGTACATAGTAAATAAATTTCTGAATAAAGTCTAGACCCTCTTCAGCCAACCACCAGCGAACGGGGTAGGACTTTTTAGCTCTAGTCTCCCATTCATCCCATTGCTCAGCCGTACCACTTTTGAGTTTAGTAGTACCACGAAGCCAATCGGCAAACTTACTGCATGTCCAATAGTTACTTCTCATTATCCATATACTCCAATGCTTTAACTATCATTGCCACAATCACAAAAGCTATTCCAATAAAAACTAGCCCCTCGATTATGAAATTCATGTAGTTACTCCTTGTTGTTAGCGTCCAGTGAATGGAGACCGGAGAATAAAAACAGTAGACCTGTCATTATTACAACACTCCATTGGGCGAAGGTAAATCCATCACCAAGAAAAGCTATAAACATCAGTAACAACCCTATTGTTACTCTTCCCATACCAATCATGTTTTTGACCTTATTTTATCTAGCACTTCATTAGCAAGCGTGAAGTCATTTTTTTTATCTATCTTCTTATCAATGAGATCATACTTATGGCACAATAACAGCTCCATACAATACTGTTTATCATCATCTTCAAGAGTGTTGTACCATCTAGGAAAATGATCTTTAGATAATGAAAGAACAAAACTTAAATTATCAATATCTCTCTTGCGCATGGTAAGTCTCCTTATGCTTTGCTTTTCGGGAATACCTCACCTTAGACTGCTCTGCTCTCGCCTGAAAAGGAAGGTTCCTATCAAACAAGACACGGTGAACACGCGTCTTACTTATTAATTTGATTTTGATTTTCATGATAATATTTAGTACTCAACGAATGTTATATTCATTATAGAGTATTTACGAAATTAAATCAACTACTTTTTATCATAAAAAACCCATGTCGCGACATGGGTTTAGAGGAGCAGTTCTACTTACTTCCTGTCATTACCAGAAACAAATTCATTGAGAAGCTGGGCTTCAGTAATGACGTCTTGGGCGTTGGGGAACTTTTTCTCTTTGATGAACTGTTTTAGAAGGTCAGGATCATCCAATGCCTTCTTTGCTTCTAGTTCGGTGTAGTACTCTTGGGAGAGTCTGTCGCGGGCCATGTTTAACAGCTCGGTGCGAATTTCAAATGGTGTCTTTGTCATGTTATTTCCTTTATGTGTGTTGTGTGAATACCTATTAACAGGCTATCAATTACTCAATTAGCCTCTTTATAGGTATTTTATGTAGCTTTGTATTCCCTTGAGCGATAGTATCTCCACATCTTCACATAATGGGCAAATCGAATAGGTTCATGAATGGGGTGTGGTAGGGTTCCCATTACGCGCTCCATATCAATTAAAATAACATTTAAATCGTCATCCGTCATTACTTAACCACTACATACGTTGAATCTTGTGGTAGATCAGCTACGTTAACGGTATACGTATTCTGTACAGGAAATGTTGGGTTGTATTCGTAGTAGTAGCTCTTTGTATTGTCTAATTCCATGCTCGAACCATCATCATAAAAAAATACAGTTTTAACTAGTTGTTTCATAATTACTCCAAATATTTTTGTTTGATTGCGTCTTGAATTCGTTCTTGTGGAAAAGTTTCTGCCCCATACGACTTTACAATCTCAATACAATCCAAGGCTGTTTGTTGAATTGCATTGTTGATTTCATCAACAGCTTCTTCTGAGTTCATCCATCTACCAGATGTGTCCAATCCTTGTAGATCGGCAATTTGACGTTTGCGCCATCCAACGGCTGTCATATCAATTCTCCCCTATTCTAAAATTACGCTCGGTCATTTCCGGAGACGGAAATTTCCAATTCTTATGTACACTGGTAACAGGAATATCTATCCAATGTTGAATAGATAGAAACACACCGCCTAACTCACCAAATGTAGCCCCGTGCCAGTCGGTAGGCAGTACTCTGAAAAAAAGACCGGTTCGGTTGCATTGACCGTCTTTTTTTTGGCGAACGGTTCTTAATCTGGTTAGTTTGGTACCATTGTGTCTAAACTCAATTTGTCCCCCCACATACACCTCAAAACTATCTACACTAGGATGTACGTGATCTGCAATTTCGGTAAACGGCATTGCGGTAATCATTTGTACCTGAAACTGACCTTCCCTGTACAGTGTGGTAGTTATAACACTCCTGTCGTGATAGAGAAGATCCTCAGTAAAGGGGGCCCGAAACGGGCGTTTACTCAACCATCTATCCTTGAACCTCTCCAACTCATCTACCATATCAAACAATACGTCCAAGGTGCCTGTGGATTAACCCATCCAGTTCATCCTGATATTCTTTCCCTTGTCTACGCTTCTCAAAGATAGTATTTAACAATGTAATACTGACACCATCAAACCCTATCAACCCTCTTTGCTCAAGGGCATCAATTAGATCATCGGTATCAATTTCATTTAGATCTATCTCGACATAGGGCATTTTAATCTCCTGACTTATGTTTAAGGGTCATCATAAAGAGAAGGGTAAGGAGAAAGGTCCACGTTGACCAATCGTACTCCTGTACCAGATAGGCAGTTCCTGCCACAAGGGTTAGGTTGTATATTATGAGAAAGATACTTACAACCATCCTACTTAGTTCACTTACCACTTTCTTCTACCTTTTTTTCTATTTTGGGAGGGGATTGGGGTAGGTAGGGATCAATGACATAGTAATTGGCGCCCCACCATCCAATGGCTGACAAAAAGCCAATACCAATATAGGCGAACGCGATCATAGTCCAAAGTGTTTCTGAATGGCGTGAGAACATAATACGCGCTGATACTTGGCCGCCGATGAAGGTCCTTCGTCACTGAACTTCAGATTCTCACAAATATCCATACACTTCATAATGACTAATTTAATAAGTTCCATACCCTCATCTTTTATAGAGCCGGTTACAATATCCTCGGCCTGCTCTATAAGTTCTGCAATAACTTCTTCTTTCATTATATCCTCCAAATAACCCAATCAATAAATTTATCAATCCATTCTTGAATAACACCCAGAATTCCTGAGAGTAGGATGAGTGGTAAGAAGAAGGATGCCACCAACATGAACCATACCAGAGTCTTAATTGTGAACCAGAAACTATTCTTCATAGTTAGTACCAGGTGCGATGGGCTTCGGCAATATGTTCGTTGCCATCGTACTCTTCAATAACGTATTCAACATCATCTGGAATATCAACAATAGCAAGCTCAGCATGTCCCCCATTAGCTTTATCTCCCAGTTCTTCCACTACCTGAACCAAAGCTGGATCATGGCGTTCGATATCTCGCTCGTAGACAGTTTGTTCGGAATGTGCTTTATTGTAAGTAATACGATCTTCCATGGACATTGCATAGAACGCTTTACCTTCTTTAGATTCAATACGGTCCTCTGGCTTAACTAACCAGTAAGTCCAGAACTTCCAATTATCATTACTTTGTTCTGGGTATACGGTGATGCCTTTGATCTCAAAGTACCGCATGCATGCATCGTGGCTCAAGCCAAAGCCGCCAAAGCAACGATTGATTACCACTTTCATATTAATCCTTTTTGAATTTAAAGGTATTGTATAATTTATCCCAAATTAAGTCCACCCATTTAGGGGTGGAGCCGTAGGTGCCGAACCATCTGAACATGACAGTAGCTATCGTTCCCACAATGAGTTGGAAGAGAATGAGGCCTACAATTATCCAGAATATCGTCATATTTAAGCTCCTCAATGAATTATATAATGTATGAATAAAAAAATCAACTCCTAAATAATAGGAATAGGGCTCACCTAAATATAGTAAAACTAACGAGGGACTTTAAATGGCCGCCGATAACACAATCGATATTGTTATTAACCAGAAAGCAAGTTTTGAAGTGACGTTCAATATAAAGGACGGAGCTTCTGCTTTAAATTTGACTGGATACTCCACATCTGCTAAATTAAAAACTGATTTTAATACCCCAGATACTCAAGCTATCACCTTTACAACTGCAATTGCAAATGCTGCTGCTGGTCAGGTAACAATGTCACTTACCCCAGCACAAACTGCTAATCTATCAATTCAAAAATACTTTTACGATCTTTCTATAACTTCAGGAGCAGGATTTAAGACCCGGGTTGCTGAGGGTGCTGTGAAAGTTAGTGGTGGGGTAAGCTAATGGCAACAATTACAACAACTCTTGTATCTGGACAGAACGCATATGTAGGGGCTGTATCAAGTCGCGACGTATATACTGTATCAGCAAGCAGTGGAGTGCAAGGACCAGCAGGGGCTAACGGAGCAACTGGTAATACTGGTGCAAATGGTGTTACTGGTAATACTGGTGTCAGTGTAACAGCAGCAAACGTTGCATCTGGTAATTTAATAATAACTCTTTCCAACACATCAACAATAGATGCAGGTTCTGTAGCTACCAACGTTGCTGCTCCATACTCATGGACAAACACTCATACATTCTCTAACACAGTTACTATTAATGGTGATCTTACTGTTAACAACTACGTAATAGCAGCAAATGGTGCAACATCAGCATATGCAACAAAATACCTTGTAGAGTATAATCCAACTACAAAAGATCTCACATACTCCAGCAGACCAGACGCATCTAGACCATACATTACTGGTTACGGTTCAGAAATTCATGTTAGTCCTGTTGCATTTGATGATCTAGGTAATGGTACTATTGGAGATCCAGTAAAGACAATCGCTCAAGCGCAAGTATTAGCTGCACTTGCTTTTGAGACAACCGGTATTGGTGAAAGAAAAACAATTGTTCTACATCCTGGTAACTATGTGGAAAATGTAACGGTCAACACACAGTTTACTGTTTTAACTACCCATGAATTGGTAGGTAAAAACACAACGCTCAGTGGTACTTTGACTATTAACAAAGGATGTACTATTGATGGTCTAAAGATGACCAATCTTGTAATTGCTGCAAACTCATCAGTCGGGACGGTTGATTTGATTGGTTGTACAGTATCTACAGCAACAACCAAAACTTCAAACGCATATACAGTTTTCAGAGGTTGTGATTTATCTTCATCTACATTAGGTATTACCGGTGGTGGCACAGTTTTAATGGTTGGTGGTAATTATTTTACTGTTACGGTAAATAATGCTTCAGCAGCGGTACTGGCCAAAGCGGTTATTTCTATGGGTCCAACAACCCTGACATCAGGAACAATGCAGATTTCTGATACACTTGTTTATGCTGCAAGCAATACAGCTAGTGCTATAACCCAAAGTGCTGGATCAGTACTAACATTAAACAATAGTCAGACACTAATACCAGATCTTACTAATGTAGCAAGAAATACTTTTGGTGGATTTTATTCTATCCTACATTCTGTTTTTGATAAAATAAACTCTACATTTAGTGGCACGTCATTAAGCGCTATTGATTATAGTCAGCACGTCAATGTGGATAAGTTGATCGCAGGTAATACTACAGTTAACGTTGCTATTACATCAACAGCAATTAGTGGTAATGCTACTGGTACTTTTGGTAATACAACAATTAATGGTACATTAACAGCCACCGGTAATATAGCTGGTAATACAGCCGGCTTTGCAATTGGTTATAGAGACGTGCCACAGAACTTTACTAACACATCATTCACAATAGCATTGACTGATGCTGGTAAACATATTCTTACTCAGAACACTGGTTCATCTACTCAAACAATAACCATTGCTAATAACACATCTGTTGCTTTTCAAACAGGAGCTGCTATAACAATCGTGGTTCAATCAACAGGCACAGTAGCAGTGGCAAACGGTGCAGGCGTGACGATGTATCTTGCTGGTAACAGTACTGCTAAGTCTACAGTGACTCTCAATTCATATAGTATGGCAACTCTATTAAAGATCGGTACAGATACTTGGATGGTTAGCGGTACTGGAGCTACTTAATGGGTGGTATTATACAAACGTTGAGAGGTAGCTATAGCGCTACAGCTGGTGACTCATCAGGAATCGTAACTTCAGGTCTGCAATTCAATTTACAAACTGCACCAATATCTGGAACTACGTGGACTGATTCTAGTGGTAACGGAAGAAACGCAACGCTACAAGGTTCTCCATCATATGTGTTTAATCGCAGTGGTGGCATAAGACTAAACAATCAGGATGCAAATAGTACGGATTATATTAGTGTCCCTTACAACATTGCTTCAAGCACTGTAACAGTTGAAATGGTTGCATCGTTTAATCCAGATTCATTTTGGGGAGTTATTTGGGGTAATGAAATTTATAATGATAGCGGAGGATACCTAGCATATATGAGTTCTTCAACAGAGCTAAGTTATGGTATCCCTAATAGTGAAACCATAGTAACCATAACCCAAAGTAATGCAATAAGACATTGGATTTTTGTTATCAATGGCACACAAGTTAGTCTATTTTTAAATGGTTCACAAGTTGGAACAACTGATACTATTAATAATCAAACACTCTTTGCAACAAATGGGTTTCAATTTGGGTCAAGGTTTGCAGCAAATGACGGTACAGGTTCAGGGGATACAATGAACAACTCAAATTCTGCACAATATCCAGTATTCTATCAAATGCGGGCGTATAACAGAGCGTTGTCTGGTGCTGAGATAACTCAGAATTACAATGCAGTTAAAGGCACGTACGCAATTTAATTTTGGATACTAAGACATCCATTCTGGTTTAGGCACTTCGACTCCCCAATGTATCACACACCAATCCTCAATACACCGTTTTTCATCTAGATCGGGTGCGGCTACGTTTTGTACCATCATACCACACCAATAGGGGTAGTAGGATTTAAGGATCTGGCTTTCAGACCACACCTCCACCACATGCTGGTCATATTCCCCAGGAAACGATATCTCATAATACTTCATCAAGAAAACTCCGTTACGGTGAATGAATACCCATCCTCATCATCCCAATCGTAGTCTGGTCTGAAGTACGGGCGAGAGCCTATTTTACCTTGTTCGTTATGTGTCATGTTCTTATGGCCATCTGGGCGTACATATCCTGGTGACTTATACGTCTCCACCATTGCACAGAAGTCTTCATATGAGATCTTATCCCCATACTCATCGGATATCTCTTGATCTTTCAGAAACTCTCTCCATTGTTTCCATGAGTCGAGTTTAATCCATGGATAGCCTTGGAAGGTGAAAGCCCATCCATGGGAGGATTTGCCGATATGGTATTCTTCATCATACCGTTTACAGCATTCACATTTGTTCTTGGTTACGTAGTAGTTAGTGCCCATTACGGTTTGGCTCCCAGTTTATTTGCGGCCATCCACTTGAGTGTATCCAGCCTGTTCAGCAAGTTTTTGAATTCGTTCGTTCATTCTTCAACTCCGAAATGTTTCTTCAATCTCACGCATACAACTCCACACCACTTGTTGTTGTGTAGGTGGGGTAGGATGTTCAATCTCACACGCCACCCTGCAGGCTTCCAAGCACTCACGCACAATCAACTCGGCGAACTTAGCTTTATCAAAGGTTTCAAATCCGCCAGTGCAGTCAGAAAACTCCTGCACAGTGCATTGTTCAATCAGTTTTTCAATTCGTTCGTTCATGCTAATTCTATAGCCCGGAGTAGTTCTGGTTGAATATATCCATCTCGTGCAAAGCACACCCATTGCTCAGTCGTACGATCATACAGATACAGATAATCATATTCGCGAATGGCCTCAATGGGGGTGGAGGAAACTTCATGATCATCAATTTGACCGTCACCATACCGTACACAAGTGCCGTCATGATCAAAGTTACGGATAACGGGGCCGTAGATCAATGCTTTAGCCTTTTCTTCAGACCTATGAAAAGCCTGTAAGATCTTACCTACGTGGGATGGGTACCCATCAAAGTGTGAATAGATGGTATGGATCTCATCCCCTACGCGAAAACCAATTGCTGCTCTTGTACTCATATACCTCTACTCCTTATGAACCCATGGATACTTGAAACTTACCATTACGGCGATAGAACCGTTCAATGAACTGGCCCCAATATCCATCCTTCTCCACCACCTCACCAATGGCCTTTTTGGCTTGTTCAATATTGAACTTACCATCCTTGATTTCCACGGTGGTGGAAAACTTACCGTAGTGCACTTCATGTAATCCATCATGCATTACTTTAACCCTGTTCTCAGGGGATGCATCGATGTCCATATCGAAGAAGATAGCACAATCGTTTTCTTGCCACGTCTCGTACTCACCTGAGGTATCTTTGTAGATAGACCAAACTATTTTATTCATACTGTTCTCCTTAATAACTCTGGTGGGAATGACCAACACGATACACCACGGTACCTTCTGGCAATTCGCCGTCATCGGACTCGATGGTGTAAGCCTCTGGCAAACTTACGCGTGCCAACTCACTGTACGAGTAATAACCACTCTGGGTTATAACCAAACGTGCGTCCGAAGGCAATGCGGACAATGCCTCTATCATCTCTCTAACCGTTACAAATGCTTCCATACTGTTCTCCTTATTCATCATACCATGATTATAGCGGTATTTCGTAATTAACACAAGTACAGTATAATAGTTACTTTTAGGAGTACGGGGGATTCATGTGATTGGCAAGGTACTGATACACCTTATCCGGACCACCGGGTTCAGACCAGACTTGACCGGGGGTTCTGAGAGCCCAATTGGCGTTGGGAGAATCCCACCACGTCTTAACCAAGTCATGACGTCCAAGCATTTGGTAGAGCATGAGGTCACATTTGCGAAGCATGGGTTCGACGTTCAAGCACTCACTCATGGCTGCTCCGTACGGGGGATACGAACGATGAAAGAACCTGAACGATATGAAAAGTGGCCTTCAGGCAACTTGATATCGAAGTCTCTGACCCCGGCTTTCTCCAATTGCTCATACACCTCGTCATACAGGTCGGAGATGTTCATACCATTCAAACGATAACATTTCACCGTACGGCACTTATCATAGCTATTGGTATACATCATGTATCCTGGTACACCAAATTTACGCATAATCGAACGTACCAATACGGTGGGGCGAATGTACTCTTTAATTTCCATGGTTTACTCCTGTGTTTCCAACATACCTTCAAACTGTTCGTACATAGCAATATACTCCTTACACTGGGTGTAGAGGGTCTGATATGCACGCTTCTCATACTCATTCAGATCCAACCTTTCGGTATCGTACTGAATGGCATCTTCCATCTTGTTGAGAACTTGGTTCATCTCAGATGAAGTATTCTCAAACATGCAGTATGACATTGATGGCATAGATTACTCCTTATCGGCTAAAGACTTGATATGGGTTTGAGTTTCAGCGATGGCCTTATCGGCCACCCTGGCCAGGCCGGACAACCCTACGGTTGCCACAACCAGGCCGACGAGGATTCCGATGAAGAACTTCATCATTGTACCTTCAGGATAGCTTTTGCTTTGTTGAAATAGATCGTAGCGTTGTTCTTAGACACCACCAGATTATCCATGATCGAGCGCAAGCACTCCAGACGGGTTTCCTTGGTATAGCCGTTCACAACAAAGGGCTTGG